AGGTTCTACCCTAATCAAAGCAGATACACAAAGGACTTGTGCTGGTCTGACAACGTACGAACTAACTTTAGCTGAAGGTGAAGCAGATGATATCACCGACTATACCGATTTACGCATACGGTTCAAGGGTACGGATTCAGGTGGTTCTGCGGCGGCACAACGGGCATTAGGTATCTCATGGGCGGAGATGGAGTTTCCAAATGCGAATACCTCCCCAACGGTAGCATTAAATAGTCCTGCGGATACCTCAAGCACAAGCGATACAACACCAGTTTTAGATTTTACAGGAACCGATGCGGACAGTAATGACATCAGATATAACGTACAAGTTGATACGGTAGATACGTTCAACAGTATAGATGGGACAGAAGCAGTCGATGATTCGTATAGTGAAACCAATAGGGATGCTACAGCGTCACAATATGGAGGATATAGCCAAGAACAAGGGCAGTCGTTCAATCCTACCGTAAGCGGAAAACTTACAGCAGTAAAATTCTTTTTGAATAAGACAGGTTCACCGACAGGGAACGCATCAGCTAAACTCTATGCGCATACAGGAACGTATGGAAGTACAGGCGTACCGACAGGAGAGGCTCTTGCGACATCAGGAACATTAGATGTATCGACATTAGACGGTACGCTAACGCTAAAGACATTCACCTTTTCCACCCCATATTCGGTAACGGCAGGAACGAAATATTGCGTAGTCCTATACTATACAGGTGGCGATGCAAGCAATAAGTTAGGGTTCGGGAATGATGGCTCTTCCCCTTCTCATGGTGGGAATTTAGTCTATTCAGATGACAGCGTAAATTGGACGGCAGATACGTCAGATTCATGTTTCTATACCTATATCACTCCACCTGCACCTTTACTCAATAAGGTTTCAGGTACAGATGCGGGGTTTGCAAATCCAGATAACGGTGCTGACACAGACCCTTTCACATCGGGTGAGAATATCCAATATACAGTCCAGTCGGCATTAGATGTAGATACCTATTACTGGAGAGTCCGTGGCATAGACCCGTCAGGTACAAATGCTTATGGAGCATGGGCTTCTACAAGAAGTTTTACAATTGCAAGCGGAAGGCGCATTTTTACCATTACATAAACCCCAAAAAAGTAATATAATTGTCGTATGACTACGCAAACATGGCAAGAGGCCCAAGAGTGGGAAAAAAAGTGGCATGATAGTTGTGTCAATTCTTACCAAGAGGAAAGCAAGCAAATAACCTATGCAAAACGCATGGGTTTGGCGGTTGATGGCCGGGATGGACGATACCCCGTGATTGATTTCAAAGGTAAAACCGTGGTTGATATAGGCGGTGGCCCTTACTCGTTACTACTCAAGGCAATCAACGTTTCCGGTACGGTTGTTGACCCATTAGACATGCCACAATGGTGCAAGGACCGATACAAGGCCGCCGGTATCACTTACGTACAAGCCAAGGCAGAGGATTATGACAGCCCCAATTATGATATTGGGTTGATTTACAATTGTTTACAGCATACCGAAAACCCGGAAAAAATTATTGCCAACATGCGTAAAATGTGCGGCATGATATATATACACGAATGGTTGGACACACCAAAAAGCGACGGACATATACAAACGATTACAAAGGCCCAATTGGACAAGTGGTTGAACGCCGACGGCATGGTTGGGTATGAACGGTGGAGCGATAAAGTTACTACGCCTTATTATTACGGTTTATATTTATGAAAAAACCAACGTTACATGTGTTGGGATTACCTCATATACAGATTACCAAAGCCTATTGCATGGACGCATACGGGCAAAAAACACTGAAATTTTGCCAAATGATGAGCAAACAGGGGTACAAAATATATTTGTATGCGTCAGAGGAAAACGAAACACCGGCCGAATTGGTAACGTGTATCACCAAGCGTGAGCAAACCAAGTTGGGATTTGCCGGACCCGGAGATTACCTCAAAAACAATTTTGACAATACCCAACCGTTATACAAAGTGTTTCACCAACGGGTCATACACCACATGCAAAAATTAGCCAAACCCGGAGATTTTATTTTGACATTATCAGGCCATTGCGATTTGCCGGTGATTGAGGCATACCCAAAATGTTTTTATATTGAGTATGGTATTGGATATACCGGTATTACGGCCCCATACCGGGTATATGAAAGTTGGGCATGGTTGCATGCAATAAACGGAGCAAATAATGACGGTAATAATTACCATACAGTAATACCAAATTATTTTGACCCGGCCGATTTTCCGTTTGTTGCAAAAAAAAAGGACTATTTATTATTTGTGGGCCGTATGATACGCCGTAAAGGATTGCAGATTGTTGCCGAAATGGCCAAGCGCATGCCGGATACGCATTTTATACTTGCCGGACACGGAGCAATACAAAAAGGCAATAGTATTACCGGTCTTGACGTGACAATTTCCGGGGATAATTTGGAGTATATAGGTCCGGTTGATATAAAACGCCGGGGTGTGCTTATGAGCGAGGCCAAAGCATTGATTGTACCAACGTTATATATTGGACCATTTGAGGGTGTACAGGTTGAGGCAAATTTTTGCGGTACCCCTACAATTACCACTAATTATGGCGCATTTACGGAAAATAACATTGAGGGATTGACCGGGTACAGGTGCGCCACAATGAAACAGTTTGTTGAGGCCACCAAAAAAGTTGAGCATTTGGACCCGGCAAAAATACGCAAATATGCTATTAGTCATTTTTCAATGGACGTTGTGGCCCCAATGTATACCAAGTATTTTGAGCAAGTGCAAGGTATTGCCAATGGGGGATTTTACGAGCAATAGTGGTAAAATATAGGTATGACATGGCAAACATCAAATCCAATTTCATGGTGGCAAAATTTGTTTTACGTTATATGGGATAGCGCCGCCGCATGGTGGGACGATTTAGTGGTGACATGGGACGCTATAGGCGACCATGATTGGCAAGCCGAAAACGAGCAGATTTGGAAAACAAAAAACAGCGCAGAATGGAAAGCAAAAAACACGGGTACATGGTACACCAAAAATTAACCGTGTATAATATAAACATATGGGAGTATTAAGCACACAACCAACAAGCCGGAGGGGATATTTAAGCCAAAGCGAACTTGAGCAATTGGCTAATATTACCGTGACAGACACAACCGAGGCAGACGATAAAATCAGTCAGGCAGAGGAAATGATTGACGCATACGTGGGCGCACAGGATAAACACATGGATTATATAACTACCGGACTTGCCGCCGCCGCCGGTGCAACAAGCCTCACAGTTGAAGCCTCACAGCAAAATACATTTGATATTGATTATTTTAAGTTGTGCGAAATTGAAATATTGGGTGGGACCGGAGCCGGACAGCGACGGAAAATTACCGGAAATACCAAAGCGGGGGTTTTGACGGTTGATAGTGCATGGTTGACTACACCAAGCACTGATAGTTTTTATAAAATATATCAGGTTGGTAAATTTCCAAGAGTTTGCGACGTTGAAAGTTACACCCACGGGTCAAATACAACCTATTACAAAGCGATACCGGAAGCTATAAAACGGGCGGTTGCCGCACAGGTTGAATATTTTATCGAAATGGGCGACGCATTTTTTGCCGGCGACAAATCCGAAATGGAAAGTGAAAGTATAGGCGATTACTCATACACCAAGGGCCAAGGTGTTGCCAGTATAAGCAAGTTGATAAGCCCCAAAGCAAAAATATTGCTCAAGGGTATATACAACAGAACCGGCACCCTTGTTGCATGACATATGATATATGAGCATAAATGGATTACTCAATCAACAAATCACGATAGCCTCAAAAACCGGGTACAATGAGTATGGACGGGAATCGGTAACCACGGGAAGCATAGTACAAGCAAGATTTCAAAAAACCAACAAATTAAAATTTAACTCATTGGCCGTAGGTGGCCCCACAGCGTCATTACAGGTCATAGATGCTATTGTATACGTTCCGGCCGATACCGTGGTGGTTATAGACGACAAGGTGACGTTTGGCGGGGTTGATTATAAGGTATATGGCATATATACGGCTGTTGACGGCACCGGAAAAACAAACCATTTGAAATTGGAATTGACCAAATGGAAAGCGACATAATATGGCAACTAAAATTACGGTTGATACAAGCGGTTTTGATAAGGGATTTGCCGATTATATGAACAAATCAAAAGTGGCGTTTTTGCGTGGCGTCAATGATATTGCAAACGAAATATTGCGCTTGAGTAATTTTGAGGTGCCGCACGATAAGGGTTTATTGCAAACATCCGGGCATGTGGAAGCAAACAATGATACCGGGGTAATTGTTGGATATAATAAGGTATATGCGGCCCGGTTACACGAACACCCGGAATACCGTTTCCAAAAAGGGCGCAAGGGCAAATACCTTGAGGACCCGATAAAAAATAATACAACGGTATTATTGCGATATATGGCCGAGGTAATGGGGGCATAATTATGGCATATTTAATTGACGACATAGCACAATATTTGGTTGACAACAGTATTGGCATCATTGGCACCAATATTTTCAAATCGTACATGCCGGACAGCGTTGACACCGGTGTTTGTGTACTGGATACCGGCGGCCCACAGCCGGACAAGGAATTGCCGACCAAATCACCAACGTTTCAAATATTTGTGCGTGGTGCCGATTACCGGGCCGGGAGGGATAAATTGGACGCATGCCGGGCGGCATTGCACCAAATCAAAAATACGACTATTGGCAATACTTTTTTTTATTACATACACGCACAGAGTGAGGGCGGCCATATTGGGCGCAATGACCGTGGACTTGATGAGTTTTCAATCAATTTTATTTGTTTAACAAGGTAACCATGGCAAACGAACACCAAATTGTTATTGAGGGTCATATCGTAAAAGAATTGCGTTGTAAAAACGATGAGTGCCGGGCGCTTATTGGATATGATAATATCCTATTGGGTGTATTTATACACAATTGCCCAAAATGCGGGACAACATCAGTATTCAAAATGCAGTATAAAGCGTTGGCCCGGGAATTTATCAAAAAATTACAAACAGAATTTGAGAGCAAAAATCAAACAATGAAAGGGGGTGAATAAAAAATGGCAGATATTACCAATGTAAAAGTTGGGGCATGTAGCGTAACGTTTAATAGCGTAGACCTTGGACATACCAAGGGTGGCGTCGAAGTTAGTTACGAGCCGATATACCACGACGTAACCGTTGATAAATACGGCGAAACAGTTGTTGAAAAATACCTTATGGGTGAGAAAATCACGGCAAAGGTGCCGTTGGCCGAGTTGACCATTGCTAACCTCAAGGTTGCAATGCCGCAGGGAACATTTGCGGGAGCGGCAAACGCACGTATCACTCTTGGCCAAAACGCCGGGACAAAAGCAACTGCAAGCGCCGCACAATTAGTGTTGCACCCATTAAATATGGGAACCAGAGCAAACGACATTGTGATATATAAAGCGTATGTTGCGAGTACCGTTGACCTCAAAATGAAAGTTGATGAGGAAAACGTGTATGAGGTGGAATTTGAGGCGCTATTGGACGAAAGCAAATCAGCCGGTAATTACCTTGGCTTGATTGGCGATAGTACCGCATAACCCGACTATTTATTGGCAAACGTGGTACAAGTTACCCGCCAAATAATAGTATGAAAACAATCACAGTAAAAACAGATGCCGGCGACGTGCAGATTGCAAAATTAGCAATTGGAAAGTACGCCGAATTATTGAAAGCAATCAAGGAATTGCCCAAACATGTCAAAGGACTTGAGGGCAAACAAAACAATGAAATAATGGCAATGGTGCCGACCCTTATTGGTGAGGCATTGCCGGATTTCATTGATATTTTAACGATTGCAACCCCGCTCAAAAAATCCGAAATTGAAACCATGGGCCTAGATGAAGTCACGCGTATTGTTGTGGCCGTAATAGAGGTCAATAATTACCGTGAGGTATTTGACAACATAAAAAAAGCAATGGCCCGCCCGGAACCGGGCAAGGTCAAATAAGTGAGGACAATTGGATATATTGGGCCGTTGACCTATTGGCGACCAATTACGGGTGGGCCAAAAACGACATACTTGAGGGTGTATACCTTGACGAGTTGTTTATTTTTTCACGCCTCATAACACGCCGCAAAATAAACGAATATAAAATGGCGCTCGCTATTTCAACTAATCCACATACAAAATACCCTAAAAAACTATGGGAAACATTAGACCGTCAGGAACGTCAAAACGAGGGCAAGGACTATTTGGACGCCGAATTTGACGCCGCCGGCATGGAGCGCTTTAAGCAGACATTACAACGACATAGCAAAGGGTTTGTAGTAAAATAGATATATGAGGCGCAATGAAAAAGAATATTACCGAACCCATAACATAAAACGACGTGCGGAGTTTCACGATTACTACCACAATTTGAAAACGGCCGCTATAAAGTTATTGGGTGGCAAGTGTATATTTTGTGGGTTTGATGATGAGAGGGCATTGCAATTTGACCATATTGACGGTGGTGGGGTGGCAGATAAAAAGACACGAACGACCAACCACTATAAACATATAATCCAAAGCATATTGAACGACGAAAAAAAGTACCAATTATTGTGTGCAAACTGTAATTGGATTAAGCGTTTTGAGAAAAACGAAGTTAGAAAGGTTAAAATATAAGTATGGCATTTAATTTGGGGTCAGTAATAGCAAAGGTTGATGCAGATATTACCGGGTTTAAGTCCGGCATGAGCCAAGTAAGTGACATGGTTGATAAAACC